CTTACCCGTTCGACCTCTCTCATCTGTTATTGTATCATTTATTTTTATAATCATGATCCCATTATATCCCATAATAGAATAAAAGTCAAGGGCTAAAATAGAGCGACACAACCTGTGGTTGAACTGCCTTTACTATATACCCTGCGCCAACCCCAACCACCTGCCAAGTATATAAGATTTTATGAGATATGTCAATCACTTTATACGCGAATATGGAAAATAAAGTTCTTGACTTTGGTTATAAGATAATATAAGATAACACAATGAAAGAAATAAACTGTAGTCATTGCGGATGTATGCCCAAACCGGATGAGTGGTCAAGTATAACACTTTGCATTGATTGCGCAACTAGCGAGGAATAAAATGTCAAAAAAAGAATATGACCACACAGATCACATGGCAATAATGACAGAACTTTTGGTTCTGTATCAATTAAAAAATGAAACACAAGAAAAGATTAATGTGGCACAAGTAAAGAATGAAAAAATGAAGGAGTTATTAAAAATAAAAGAGAAAGAGGATATTCCCTTTTAAAAGTTTGGGCGCGCAAGCGCCCAGCTTGAGCCGAGATCCAGTTCCCAGAGATTAAGAGGAATTCCCGCTGGATCTCGGGTCAAGCGACCGACTAGCGACGGTTAGTGAAAAATGTATACACTCTGTCGCTTGGCCAAACTTGAGCCGCGATCCATTGCCATTACAACCCACGTTTGAGGTGGCTCAAAGGTGCAATGGATCCCGGGTCAAGTTGAGATAACAACTAGGTTTGATTTTCTAGCGTACGGTGCAAGACCGATCGGCTTGACCCAAGCAACAAGCGGCAAGCTTAGAGCTCCAGCCTGCGGGCATACTAGTCCGACCCGTAACAGGCTCGAGCTTCAAGCTTCAAGCAACAAGCGGCTTGACAATTGAAGCGTTATAAGATATTATAAGATTATGAGAAGAAAAAGAAAGTTATATTTATTAGATTATTTTACAAAGCCAGACAGCGAGCTGTCGAAGTATTATATTAATAAATGCAAAAAGATATTATGCAACTTAAAGAAGCTAAAGAAATAACAGGCGGATTATCCGCACCATCTAAGATGCCGGGCTATGCATACAACCTGCCGGCCTGGGAATGCGTGACAGGCGTCAAGCTTCAAGCTATCAAAGGCTCAGTTTGTTCGGGTTGTTACGCTATGAAGGGCCGCTATAGATTTCCCAATGTAAAAGATGCGCTCAACCGTAGGTTGAATTCTTTAACTCATCCACAATGGGTCGAAGCGATAAGTTTTTTAATTAGTCATTATAGCAAAAAAGTTCCATTCTTCAGATGGCATGACTCTGGCGACCTACAGGGCGCCTGGCATTTAAAAAAAATTTTTGAAGTATGCAACCAGACGCCAGCGGTCAGTCATTGGATGCCAACACGAGAAGCAAAACTTTTAACACTGATGGATCCAGCGGTGGTTCCAAAAAATTTAATTATTCGTATGTCCTCGCATATGATCGACCAAAAGCCTGTTAGCTTTTGGTCATGGACTAGTACTGTGTCGACGGGGCTCACACAGCCAGGGCACAGGTGTCCAGCGCAACAACAGGGCAACGAGTGTAAAAGCTGTAGGCAATGCTGGGATAAAAAGATAAGCAACATTGCTTACCCGCTACATTAGAATGATTCTAAACTATGAAATATAAAACAGTGAATTGGATTACAAATAAAAAATCCTCAAGCTACAAGCCGCAAGCGGCAAGCTTCAAGCGCCAAGCTCCGAAAGCCACAAGCCGCAAGCTTCAAGCGACAAGCAACAAGCGTCCTCGTTCTTAAAACCTTCCTTAACTAGAGCCAAGATACAAGTACCTGGAAACAATTTGCAGGAGCCCTGACTGGGCTTCTTGGCAAGTATAAAAGTGTTCTTGGGATGCAGTACGTGGAAAGAAATTTGATGCGGCGAGAACCGAATTTTATTACCCGAAGTTACCTTTAACTCAACAGTGAAAAAGTGCCCAGAATTATTGTAGCCCAATAGATCAGGGCAACCGAGTACGCTAGTATTTTCCAGCCTTGTCCATGTAATTTGTGGTGTAATTCTTTTAAGCTCATGCCATAATTTTGTTTCAGGTTTCATTAAAATAATGACGGTAACAGATGTTTATAAAAGCTTAATTGGTTTACCCATTTTCGCTACTTCTTCATGTGTAGAAATCACTATTCGATGTGTCTCTCTAGCACCTAAAATTTTATTTTCAACTAAATTCACACTCTGAATGTCATAATGTTTTCCATCGGGTGTGCGGACTTGGACTCGGGCATCTTGAGCAACACTGCTCCCTTTCTTTGGACCCACGAAACGATCAAAAATCATAATTAAATCTCTACCCTTAAGCATTAAAGTCCTGCCTTACGAGCTCGATCTAGTTGATCTTCAACCTGTCTGGCTATCTTTTTATTATCTAATAATAATTCCATTTTCTCCTGCTCTAATATCGTAATTTCTCTTCTGAGCTTACCATTAAGCTCACGATGATCTTCATTAATCTGTTCTAACTCCTGAATTCTTTCTAACTTCTTCATCATCAACTCATCTGCTTCTTTCTGTCGGTGATCGCCCGCTAATGCATTAGCTAAAGCTTCCTCTGCTTCTTCAGCTCGATTCTTCCAATATCTATGGTAATCCATCTCTTTTCCTTTATCTTCTACGGGATCTTTCATATTTACAATATAAACATAATATCTTATACTGTCAAGAATGGACAATTTACCAGAAAAAAAGAAGCGAGGATTACCCGCACGACTCACTATTATGCAACGTAAATTTGCTGAATTATTAGTGTTCAACGAAGGTCATAAATTTGCTTATGAATGTGCGAAGGAAGCTGGGTATGAAGGAGAAAAGGCCACACTCCGTAAAAAAGCCAGTGAACTTCAAAATCCCAAATATTATCCGTTAGTGGTTAAACATATCGGGGAACTCCGAGAAGAAACATATAAAAAATATGCTATCTCTTTTGGTGGACACTTAGCTGAACTAGCTAAAATTAGGGATGATGCTAAAAAATCAAGATCTTTTTCTGCTGCAACCAACGCCGAAAAGGCACGAGGAGCTGCAGGGGGATTATATATTGAACAAAAAATTATAAGAACAGGTAAGATTGAAGACTTATCTGAAGAGGAATTAAATAAGAGAATCTCCACCATCGTAGATGATAATAGTCTATTACTAGACCCAAAATCTAAAGATAAATCCCCTCAAGATAAGAAACCAAAACCTATTTTATCTTAACTATTTTCTTTTCTTTTTAGTTTTTTTCTTTTTCTTTTTAACTACTTTTTTCTTTTTTTTCTTTTTAGCCATATTTTTCTCCTTCCACCCTCTTACTTTAACTTAGTCATCTTCTTAACGCAAGCCAAAGGAATCATGGTACGATCACCGAACGTCAACTCTTTTGTATCTTCATCTCTATCATATGAAGCAAACAATTTAATAGTATATCGGTCCTTACTAAATAACCAACCTTCATTGACTGGGAAAGCTAACTTCATTCTATGAAATTCTTTATCAGTAGCCCAACCTGAGTCTGATAAAATATCCATCCACTCAATCCGATACTTTGAATACGGGATTGCGTCGGGTTGACTTGGAATAACTTGTTTTCTTTTTGCTCTGGGTTTTCTTTTTTTCTTTGCCATAGTAATAGTCCGGGTTGTGTACCTTATTAAATTCGTCCATCCATGGAGATGAACTGATCCAGCTTTTATTTCTCCCTATCATACCTTACCCCTATAGCATTTCTAGAATATTTTTTCTAATTTTGGGATCCAAAAGTTCCGCGCGGCCCCTATGCTCAATAAGTGTTGGATCACAAGGCTCATTTAAGCAAATGCTCTAAAACCATTGGTATTACTCACTAATCACGAAATCACCAGATCACGAAGAAGTGAAAGTACTGATTCACTGATTTCATACTTTTGAAAAACCTATAGATTCGTGATCAACCGCATAAAACCTCACTTCTTATATAATCCCAGTCACTTGTCGCTAGACGCTGGACTCTGGCAACTGTGGTAAATATGTCACAACTGTGACAAATATGTCACACTATTTCTTTCGTTTTTCATATCACGTTAAGCCAACGTAGGTTCCGATACAGCTTAACGTGGCCAAGTAAGGGTCCTGCGCGTGCTTACCTACTCGCTCTACAGGCCGGTCATTGTCAATAATTTGACAACGATTGTCCTCGACCTTTCTGTATAGGTTATTATAGGACTTATGTCAAGTCTTGTAATAAAATAATCTTGTCCTGATTGGTAGAGATTCTGCCTAAAAGCTGCTCAATTTTAACCATTAAGCCGTCTAATTGTTCATAAGGAATCCCATCGGTTTCCACCTTCAACAATTCTTTAAGCGCCTTCTCATCATCCATCATGGACTTCAGGATATGTCTTTCCACATCCTTAGCTAGTTTTTTGTTCATAGTATTTTCCTACTCTTTCTAAAAACTGATGCTGATATTTAATAAACTCTTTCCCTTTCACTTGAAACTTTTGGAAATAGTTATCAGGAGTACACATCAGTATGACCCCTTGAGTGATCTCGGTTCGATGCACATAGTTATGAGCCATGGCATACGCTCC